GAGCTGGTCACCGAACGGGCGATCGCCGCCCGCAACACCCCGCGCGGCGGTCCCGAGCGGGCGGACCTGCACCGGGCGGCGCTGAACGCCTACTCGGACCGGTTCGAGCCGTCCCGTCACGAGGTGCGCGACCACCAGGCCGCCATGCTCGACGCGCTCGACGCCGTGTTCGACACGATGGCGCGCGGCGAGCGGCGGGCGCTCATGCACCCGGCGCGCGGGTATTCGGTGGTGGCTTCGCCCTACGCCGACGGGGGGCCCGGCGGCCCGACCTGGAAGGTCAACAACGGCGGCTACTACCGCGACGGCGACGTGACCGGCTGGCTGGAGTTGATGCCCACCGGCCGGACCTTCGACCCCGAGGCCCAGGCCTGACCCGCCTGGAACACAAGCAACCCCCGACAGCCGCCTGGCGTCGGGGGTTGCTTGTGCATCCTCGGTGTGGAGTCGAGCGCGACGTCAGGGTAGCAGTCCGCCGAGCAGGCGCGGGGCGACGATCAGGCCGCCCACCACCAGTGTGCCCAGCACGATCAGCGGCGCGATCAGCAGGGCTTCGACTCTTCCGCCGGTCCGGAACCGCAACGGACGCGGCAGGCCGATGCGGAACCAGCGGCGACCGAGGATCGGCATCGGCCACAGCCAGGGGCAGCCGGCGAGGGTGAGCGAGTCGCCGAGGCAGTGGACCAGGCAGCCGAGTGCGACCAGCGCGGCGACGCCCACGGGGTCGTCGAGGTGGCGCAGGGCGATCCAGGCGACGGCCGCGCCCAGCACGGACGTACTGATCGAGTGCCGCAGTACGCGGACCAGCGCCGACGACACCAGCCCGTCGTTTTGCATTTGCAAATACGGGATGGCGGCTCGCACCGCCAGGCACGCGGTGGGGAACACGACCAGGACCGCGTTCACGCCGGCGGCTGCCCACGCGACCACCCCGGCCAGCACCGCGAACAGCAGGGTGTGAGTCATGCCCCGGTGGCCGTCGTCCTCGTCGGGTTGCGGGTAGTCCCACCGCGTCCGGGTGGAGCGGTACAGCCGACGGCTGAGTCCGCTCACCCGGACGGACGCACCGCGCGAGAGCGAGCCGAACACGTTCGACGCGGTGCTGTTCTCGCGGTCGAGGTCGGGCAGCAGGGACGCGCCGGCGCAGACCAGCGCGCCCGCGAGCAGGGTCCCGGTGCTGCTGTCCGGGGCGATCAGCGCGGTCGCGTAGAGACCGGCGGCTACTCCGGTCGCCGCGTGGGCGGCTGCCATCATGATCTGTCCTCCCAGTTGACTAGCCGGTGATACACCGGCTACCATTGATGTAAGTGTATCGCCATCCCGGCCGGGGCGAACAGGGGTCTTCCCATTCCGTGATATTCGGCCGGGAAAGGCCGCCCTGAATTTCCCGGAAGTGTCGACGGTGTCACGGGGAATGTCCGCCGGACGGTTACTCCGTTCGCCCCCGCCCCCCGCTACCCTGGGCCCGTGTCCGACCGTCCGCACCGGGAAGGTGTCTTTCATGGGTAATTCCGACGTAGCAGGCAACGCGCGCGTCATCGGCGGGACCCTCGTGCTGATTCTCGCCCTCTGCGGCACCGAGACGCTGCTGTACCACCTCGGCGGTCTCGTCGCCGCAGTGACGGTTCCCGCGCTCGCCCTGTTGTGGTGGACCGGGTACCGCCTCGTCACGGTTCCCGTTCCCGACGAGTGGAGCGGGAACGGGAACGGCGACGACGGGAACCGGGCGGGAACGCGGGAACAGCCCCGACCGGACCAGCCGCACACCTGGTGAGAACGAGCGGGAAGACCCCGGCTCCCCTTCCCGCCCCGGACGGGAACCCACTCGGAACTTGTTCCCGTTCCGGGCGGGAAGGTTCCCGGTCGAGCGGGAAACCCCACGTCGCGGCGTTCCCGCTCGGGCGGGAACCGGTTCCCGGTCCGACCGGGAACCGGTGTCGCCCCGGAGTGGGAAGCCGGCGGGAACGAGGGGTCTTCCCGTCGTCGTCCGCGACGGGCTCCGACCGCCCGCACCCCGCTGCGCGGGTCGGTGCGCACCGCCCGCGTCGGGTGCGCTCGGCGGGTGCGACCGCGCCTCCCCCGGCGCACGGAGAGCCCCCGCCGGACTGTGCCGGCGGGGGCTCTTCCGTGACGACTCTCCGCTCACTGGACGACCGGATCGTCCGGTGGACGTCCGGGGAGGGGGTCGGGGGAATGTTTACAGGTAGGGGTCTCGCGGATCGTCCACTGGACAGTCCGGTGGACGATCCGCGAGGCCTTCCGGACGATCACGTACAGTTACCGGACGATCGGCAGGTACTCCGCCCGCCGGGGCGCGGGCATGATCCACACCGCCCGCGTGGTGCGCTGCATCAGGCCCTGTTCGGCGAGCTTGTTCGCCTCGGGGTAGAACCAGGACGAGCCCCGCCCCGCAGCCCTCTGGAGATCCTTCGGGGCCATTCCCGCGTCGCCCGCCAGCGCCAGCGCCCGCAGCATCGCGGTCCGCGCCTCCTCCGCCGTTCCCGGTCGGTCCCCGTCCGCGTCGAGCGCCGCTTCCCGGTCGCGGTCCAGCCGCTCCCGCTCGTCCGTGCTCAAGTTCTCCCGCTTTCTGGCGATCGCCGCCGCCAGGTCCAGGTCGGGTTCGTCCTCGTTCTCGCTCACGGTGCCGTCCTTCCCGTCGTCGTTCCCGGCGTTCCCGTTCCCGCGTTCCCGCTCGATGGCCTCGGCCTCGTCGGGGTCCACCCACCGTTCCCGCTCCGCCCACTCCGGGAACAGGCGCACCAGCGCCGCCTCGGAGCGCTCGTCCAGCTCGGCGGTGCGCCCCCGCCGGGCTTCCACGACGGCACGCACGGTCTCGTCGGAGAGCCAGTAGATCCGCGTCGGGCGGCTGTTGATGATTTCGCCGTCCTGGAAGTAACAGGTTCCGGGGCGTTCCGCCGGGATCTTTTCCGCGCGCACCCGGATGTTGACCAGGTAGCCCTCCCCCGTTTCGTCCTCCATTCGGAACACGAAACGCTGTCGGGTGGCCTGCCGGACCTGGCTGGAACCGATCGCCTCAAGCGTGGGGTACTGGGTGGCGTAGGTGAATCGCACGCCCAGCGCGCGGCCCTTGTTGCCGACCGAGATGAAATGGTCGAGCACCCTTTGCGGCGCGTTGCCCAGGAGTTCCCGCGCCTCGTCCACCACGATGTCCAGGACCGGACCGTGGATCTTGGTGTCCCAGACCCGGTGACCGGTCTCGGCGAGGATCGCGCCGCGCTCGTCCAGCAGGCCGTCGGGACCGGCGAGCCCGTGGAGGAAGGCCTGGGCCTGGTCGACCTTCGCCGTGGTCCAGGCCAGCGCGTCCCGCCACGGCCCCAGCTCCGCGCCGCCCTTGAAGTCCAGGCCGACGGTCACCACGTCCTCCGAACACACGTTCGAGGCGACCACGAGGTTGATCAGGCCCGACTTGCCCGACTCGGGCGCGCCGCCGATGGCCATGTTCCGGACGCCCTTGCCACGCGCGTAGCGCTGGACGCGGGCCAACTCGCCGTTGGTCATCGGCCCCAGGACCAGCGGGTCCGTGGCGCGGCCCACGTTGGTCGGCACCGGCCATTCCTGCGGCAACGCGTGCGGGTCGTCCTCGACGATCTCCCACAGCAGCGAGTTCGTCGACCGGCCGTCGGCCACCAGTTGCAGCGTGCCCGCCGGGGCCTTCAGCGCGGCCTCGATCCGGGAGGTCATGCCCAGGATCTCCCGCACCTCGTACAGGCCGGCCGCCCACCAGAACTTGCCTTTCGCGCCGATCGACGTCCGCACCACGTTGGCCATCTGCAAGCCCGGCCGGCCGATGCGCTGCGCCAGCCGGGGCCAGTCGCGCACCTGCTGTTCCATGCGGACCTGCGTCAACCGGATCTCGCTGGACCACCACGGGATGGCGGCCAGCAACGTGCCCGCCACCAGCAACGTGCCCGCCGTGGTCCACGAGACCGGCTCGGGCACCAGCGAGTGCAGGGTGAACAGCCACCCGACGATCCCGAGCAGCACGGCGTAGGCGAATAGCCGCCGCCACGTCACCCGGGCGCGGCGGTGGACGCGGGCGATCCCGGCGAGCACGAACGCGCCCGCCAGGATCCCCAGCTCCCACCACTGCAACCCGCGCGCCAGCACCCCGAACACGGCCACCACGGCAGCGCCGTAGAACGGGCCCATGCCGTGGCGGCGTCGGTAAAGCTCGTCCCACGGGTTGATGTCGCCTGCTCGTCTGGGCATGGCGGTTGCCCCTTCCTGCCTCGCCTGTCGGTCGTGGGGTGTCAGCGCGCCAGCGTCTCGGCGCTCGGTTTGGAGCCGTTCACCTGGGCCTTGGCCAGGGCGATGTCCTCGGCGAGTTCGGCTTCGATGACCGCCACCGTGGCGGAGAAGAACCGGGCCGCATCCTCCAGCGCGGTCTTGGCCCGGGAGAGGTTCTGCAACAGCGCCGGGTCGAAGCCCAGCCGGATCAGGTGCATGCGGTACGCGTCCACGGCCTGCTCCGCCACCACGCCGTGCACCTGTTCCATCCCCAGCAGGTCGCCCCGGATCTGGGACAGCCTCTTGGGCTTGGCCGTCCCGATCTCCTGCCACGCGCTCTTCAGCTTGGCGGCCAGTCCGTCTTCCATCGCCTTCACTCCGATTCGTGTCCATGCGGTGCGGCGATCGACCGCCGCCGTCGGCGGACGCCGACGGCCCCGCGCGAGTTTCTTGCCGTGCGGCCGGCGGCCGAACACGGGTGTCCCGGCGGCGTTGTCCGGGTCGGCCGTCCGGGGCGCGGGCCCGTGCAGCCGGCGGTAGTGCTCGTTGATGCCCCGGGCGGTGCGCCAGGAGCGCCCGCAGTCCGCGCAGGTGAAGCGGACGGGGCTCCACCTCTTGCCGGGGATCTCGTCGGCGTCGGGCTCGTCGCCCTCGGCGAACCGCCGTTCGGCCCGGTAGCGCCTGATCGCCATCCGCGCCCGGTTGCTCAGCACGCCGTAGTGGAAGCGGGTGTTGATGTAGGCGGCCTCCACGCCCTCGACCACCATCCAGACACACCCGCGCGCGAGCCTCCAGAACCAGTGGTCGTAACCGTCCGGACGTTCCGTCGTGTCGCTGGTCACCGCGTATCACCCGTTCCCGGTCTCGCCGTGCGCCGCCGCAGCCGCCTGCGCTTCCTTGAACCGGCGCACGATCTGCCGTCCCCGCCCCGTGTCGGCAGTCGCGCCGAAGAACGGGACCGCGACGAGACGGTGCAGGTCCGCACCGGTGGCCTCGGAGTCGACCTTCTCCAGGTAGCCGAACATCGCGCCGCCGAGGTTGGCGTAATCCGACGGTGCCCACCCGGCCCTGCGCATCTCCTCGGTGATCGGGTCGCCCGGGACGGGAAGGGGTTGCTCGGGCTTGTCGACGGGCGGCTGCCCGACGACGGGCGACTGTTCGACGGGAGGTGGTGTCCCGATCGTCTGCGGTGCGGCCTCGGCCCGGGGGCGCTGCTCCGCCTTCGCCTGCTTGCGCATGGCGTTGTCGGAGCGCTCACGCAGCCGACGGGCGAAGCGCAGCAGCAGTTCGACGGTGGCGGCCATCGCCACGGGCGGCCAACCGGCGATGAGCTTCGCGGCCACCCAGTGGGTCCAGTCGTGGGCCACGTTGGCGAACACGGACCAGCCGATGCCGACCGCGACGATCGTGTAGGCCAGCCAGTCGGGCCGGTTGCGCATGCGGGCGTCGGCGAACATGACGATCGACGCGGCCAGGATCGCGCCGTCCACGGAGACGGGCGACAGGCGCGCGCGCCACTCGGGTTCGTTGTTGATCTTCGCCCAGTCGTACATGTGCGAGTAGGAGATCGCGGCGGCGACCACGACCACCGCCACGAGGGCGACGACCGCGAGGCCGACCAGGGCGATCAGCTCATTGCGGTTCAGGGCGACGGTTGCGGGGGCGGAGCGCGGCCGGTCGGCACGGTGGTACCAGCGCGGCGCGTCGGGAGCACTTCGACGCGCGAAGATCATGACTTCAGTCCCCTTCGGCTGTTCGGAGTCGGGTCCGCCATGTGGTGGGCGGTACGCGGGTGGCGTCGGAGATGGCCGCCCACGACTGGCCGCGCTCGCGCGCGTGCGCGAGCAGCAGGGTCCGCAGGCGTTTCGCCTGCCGGACGACGTTGTCGGCGACCAGCAGGGCCGGCAGCAGGGGGTCGGCCACGGTGCCCAGCTCGCGTTCGAGCCGGGTGCACAGCGCGGCCAGTTCCAGGCCGAGGTCGGCGACCTCCACGACCTGCGACGGCTGCGGCCGGATCTCCACTGTCATCCCGTCCCGTCCCGGTGGGCTTGCGTATTTCCGCATACCCTACCCCGGTATAGCGCCGCCGATCAACCGGGTAACAATCCCTCGTGCGGTGGAAACGCCCGACCGGGGCCGCGTTGCGTGATCGACGCAGCTCACCCGGCTACCCTCACGCCAGGTGATCGCGTACGGCTCGCAAGGGGTGACATGGCTTCCAGGACGCTCGCGCCCCGTCTGCGCCAGTGGCTGACCGGGCCCCCGCCGCAGGTGCAGACCAAGGGGTTGTCCGGGCGGATCCGGACGTTCTTCCGGCACTACGTGGTCCCCGGCCAGCCCTACGTCACCGACTGGAACACCGATCGCGCCGTGCGCGAGGGGTTCGAGATCAACCCCTGGATCTACCGGGCCGTGCACGCCACCGCGTCCAAGATCATCGACCGGCCGATGGTGCTGCGCGAGGGCAGTCCGCAGGGCAGGCCGATCGATAAGGCGGCGGACCCCACGCACCTGCTGCACGTGTTCAACGTCCAGGCCAACCCCTGGGAAGCCGCGCTCGTCTTCCGCTACCGGCTGATCGCCCAGTTCCTGCTGTCCAGCAAGGGGGTTTTCATCGAGGTGATCCGGTCGCGCGCCGGACGGATCGCCAACCTGGTGCTGCTCGACCCCGACATGGTCGACCCCATGCCCACGGTGATCGGCAAGGACCCTCGCACCGGCGTCGAGATCGTGGACCCGATCGGCGCGTTCCAGGTCAAGGTCAACGACGGCACCGGCCCCTACAACGAACGCCCCCGCTTCGACCCGAAAGCGTCCTTCGAGCAGCAGCCGCAGGCCGTGCTGTGGGTCCGCAGCCCGCACCCGACCCTCATGTTCCGGGGCATGTCCCCGATGCAGGCCGCAGCCATGTCCACCGACATGGACCGCGCGATGCGGCTCTACAACAAGCGGTTCATGGACGGAAACGGCAGGCCCGAGCTGGTCATCGCCGTGTCCGGGACGCCCGACGAGGACGCGCTGGAGATCCTGGAAGCCCGCGTCAACGGCGGTGACGGCGGGGCGGTCGCGCTCCAGGCGGAAGCCGCGTCCGTGCTCGACCTCACCGGCAACCCGCGCGACAGCCAGTGGGCCGAAGGCATGGACCGCGCCCGCAAGGAGGTGTCGATGGCGTTCGGCACCCCCGAATCCGTGTTGGGCGACGCCTCGGGCCGAACCTTCGACAACGCCGACGCCGAGAAGTACAACTGGCTGACCGACACCGTGGTGCCCCTGACCAGCCTGTTGGACGCGCAACTCGACGCCTTGACCGGCGGTTACGCCGACGCGTTGTTCCTGGGCACCGACTGGTCGGGTGAATGGTTGCTGGGTCGGCACAAGCGGGAAGAGATCGACCGCGCCGCCGGCGACTTCAAGGAAGGCCGGATCACGCTCGACGAGTACCGGGAGGTCGCCGGCCTCGAACCGGTGGACCAGCCGTGGTCGCGGGTCCACTACCTACCCGGCGGGACGGTCGTGGCGGGCGACCCCGAGGACGTGAAGACCGTCGCCGCGCTCCCCACTTTCGGCGCGGGGCAGCCCGCCGATCCGTCCGACGAGGCCCGGCGCGGCGCGGACGCGGGGTCCAGGGCGGGCGTACGCGAAGCCGACAACGTCAACACCGCCCGCGTGCTGCGCCTGGCGGAAACCCGACCCCCAGCAGCCCTCGCCCGCCGCGACGCCACCGCCGCACTGGAAGGCGCGCTGGAGGGTAAGCAGAGCGGCGCGCGAGACCGAACCTGGGCGTGACACCGGACTGCCTCCGCTGACCGCCCGGGACTACCGCGTCACCGAAGCCGCCCCCGACCCCGCCCCCGGCCCGCTGCGCGACGGGCTCGTGGTGCTCAACGAGGCCCGCGCACGCCAGGCGGAGGACGCGCTGGCGGGCGTGCTGTCCCGCCACCTCGACCGGACCTTGGGCGTGATCCTCGCGCGGGCCCGGGGCCCGAAGGCGCGGCGCGGCACCAAGTGGTGGGTGCAAGACGGCTTGCAATCCAAGGGCGGGGTTTCAACGAAACCGGCCGTTTCCTTGCAATTCAAGGCGATGGACCCTGACTACGTGGTGCCCGGGAAGCTCACCGACGGCCTGGCCGACGACATCCGGCCCGCCGCGACCCTGATCGCCGAGGCCTCGGCGCGGGACACGGCGCGGCGGCTCGGCGACGACACGGAGCTGATCGACCGCGACGAGATCGCCCGCGCGGTCGACGAGGCGATCCGGGTCATCCTGGGCGTCGCGGACCGGCACGCCCGCGAGGTCCGCGCCGCCGTGCTGGCCGCCGACGCCGACGCCACCGACCTGGACGACCTGCTGGAGCGCATCGAGCAGGCACACCGGCGGGGCGGGAACTGGGTGATGATGTCGGGGCGCACCCTGGCCAACGCGCTGGCCAACGCGAGCGCCTACGCGCAGGCGCTGCGCGCCGGGTGCACCCACTCCCAGTGGATCAGCCGCAAGGACGGGCGCGTGCGCCCGACCCATGTGGCCGCCGACGGCCAGGTGCGCCGCATGGGCACGCACTTCAGGGTGGGCGGGTTCGGGCTGATGCACCCCGGCGACCCGACGAAGCTGCCCGAGAGCTGGGGCGAGATCGCCGGGTGCCGGTGCGGCCTGCTGTTCCACCGGCCCGACCAGCCCACCCGCAACGACCTGGCATTGCTGGACAGGGCGGCGACCGATCCGACCGTGGCGCGCACGAGCGCCCAGGCCCTGATCGCCACCGTGGCCAGGGCCACGGCGCAACCCGACGGGCCGACGCTCACGCCCACGCCGGACGGCTTCGGCCTGCCTCCCGCCGCGCCGCTGGTGACCACCGAGACGCCTGTGGTGGCCACCCGCGCCATGACCGCCCCCGCCGGGCTGGTGCCGGGGCAGCGCATCCGGCTGCCCGACCCGCTCGTGCTCGACGTGGGCACGGTGGTGCGCCGGGGCGACGGTCCACCCGTCCCCGACTCGACCACGGCAGGTGGCGGGCTGGGTGATCTCGTGACGGGCATCCTGGTCGCCGGCTCGCTGGCCTCGCTGATCGTGCTGGTTCCGGCGGGTGTCGCGGTGGCCTACGCCGACGGGATGCTGGTGCTGCCCGCAGGTGCCGTGCTGGAGGTGCTGGCGACCGGTGCCGGCGAGATCCGGGCCCGGCTGGTGGTCGAGCCGTCCCCGTGACGCGTGTCGGGCGATCACGTGGACGTGTGCCTGCGACGATGACCGGCATGGGACACACCGGGGGCATGATCGCACTGGTGCCGGCGAACCCCCAGGCGCTGGCGATCACCGACGGGGAACCGACCGACGAGCTGCACCTGACGCTGGCCTACCTCGGCGACGACGTCGTGGACGGCTGGCTTCCGGAGCAGCGCGACGCGGTGCTGCGGCTGGGGCGGGCGCTCTCCGAGGTCCACGACCCGATCGACGCCCGTGTGTTCGCCCACGCGAAGTTCAACCCCGACGGTGGGCCGGACGGCGACCGGGAGCCCTGTCTGGTCTATCTCGTGGGCGACACCTCGGCGCTCGGCGAGATGCGTTCGTGGACGCTGTCCAGGCTGCGCGAGGAGATCGGGGAGGCGCTGCTACCGCAGCAGCACGAGCCGTTCATCCCCCATATCACCGCCGCTTACGGCCGGGAGCTGCCCTACGGCCTGTTCACGACCGGTCCGGTCGTGTTCGACCGCATCCGGGTGGCGCTGGGGGACGACGTGACCGACTACCCGCTGGGAGGCGGTGCCGAGATGCAACCACCGGTGGACGACACCGACGCCTGGTTCGAGCAGAAGGTGATGAGCCCCGACCCGCGCGCCGGACGGCTGCGGGAGTACTGGGCGCACGGGCCGGGTCGACGCAAGTGGAACAAGTGGCGACAGCTGCGCCGGCACCTGGCCAAGTACGTGAAGAACCCGAACATCCTGGACGGGTTGACCAGCAACATCTACCGGCTGGCCAAGGGGCACAACCCACCGCGTGGGAAGTCCGCCGAGGACTTCCTGTCGGAGGCGGAGATCAAGGCCGCGCTGGTGCTCTCCGACCCCGACGCGCCTTTCCTCCTCGACGAGGATGACGACGAGGATGACGGAGCCGGGTCGGAGGACGACGCCGACCACCTGTTCGAGCAGGCGTTGGTCGACGACGTGGACTGGCGCATCGACGCCGACGGCTCGCTGGTGCGTGACGACGAGGATTCCGCCGGGGATTGGGACGATCCGGACGACGAGGACGAGTCGGTGGGCCCGCGCACGCCGTCGAGCATGGGCCCGAGCCTGTTCGACCTCTTCCCCGGTGATTGATAGCCGTTGAACCGTCGGCTAGCCTACGAGGATGACCGGTACGATCCCGAGGAGACCCCGGTGACCGCAACCCTGCCCGCAGGGCTGGAATACAAGCTGCTCGGCGCGGTGGGGGACTGGTTGCCCGCCGACTACCAGACCAAGTCGCTGGGCGTCGACGGCCCCGACGTCTGGGGCAGCGAGCACCCCGACACGCACGGCGTCCGCACCCAGATCGTCGCCGTCACCGGCGTGCGCGACGAAGTCGGGGACATCATCGTCCCCGGTGCCTTCCGCGACACCCTGGCCGTGCTGGAGCCCAAGGTCGTGCTGGGGCACGACTGGAACCGGCTCGTCGGCATGCCCGAGGCGATCGAAGAGCTGATGCCCGGCGACCCCCGGCTGCCCCGCACCGACCGGTTCGGCAAGCCGTGGCCCGCCAAGGCCGGCGCGCTGTTCGCCCGTACCCGCTACCTGCTGGACACCAAGGACGGGCACGACGCCTACCAGCAAGCGGTGTTCCTCGGCCCCAAACTCGCCACGTCCATCGGCTACGTGCCCGACGACGAACACACCTGGCACGGCGTCGACCCCGACACCGGCAAGCCGACACGCTTCCTGGGCAAGGTGGCCCTGTACGAGTACGGCCAGGTGTTGCACGGGGCCCACCCGCTCGCCGGCGGGCTGGCGGACCTGAAGTCCGCTGAAATCCGGTCGTTGCAGCGCAAGCAGCGCCCGTCGATGGAGTTCAAGATCCGACTGGTCCGCGACTCCGGCTACTGGGGCCTGCCCATCGGCACCCCCATCCGCGCCGGCATGAAGCCGCGCGGGCCCAAGGCCCAGCGGATCCAGAGCGCCGGGCAGGCACCCCGCGAGGACGTCGGCGCGGTGGAGGTCGACGCCACGGCGTTGCGCATCAAGCCCACCGCGCGAGGCAAGCTCAAGGGCGACAAGGCGGTGGACGCCGCCTACGACGGCCTGGCCGACCTGATGGCCGACGAGGACGCCGACCCGTTCGACTCCGACAGCTTCGTGGTCGTCGACAGCGAGGCCATCAACAAGGGCGCGGAGTTCAACCCGCTCGACGTGCTGATCCGCAACGCCGTCGTGCCCGCCGACCTCGAAGACTGGCTGCGCGCCGGCGACTTCACCAGCGTCCGCCTCGGTGACCGGGACGACCCCGACGCCCAGGCCGCGATCGAGGGTCGCATCACCGACGTGATGGACGCCTACCGCGAGAAGTACAACGCGGAGTTGGTGCGCCAGAACGACACCGGGGAGGACGACGTTCCCGACCTCGACGCGCCGACCGGGGTCGAGCAGGTCGCGGAATCCGAGCCCGAGGGACCGGCGGTGGCCGTCCGCGACCTCGCCGCAGGTGACCGGATCGTCGACCCCGACACCGGGCGCGCCGTCACGGTGGCCGAGGTGGTCGACGGGGGGCGCGAGAGCACCCGGGGCAAGAACCGGGCCGTGTCCGGCACCTACGACGACGACGGCTCGCAGTACTACGCGGTCGCGGACATCGACAACGAATACCGTGTTCCCGCCGAAGGCGAGATGGGAGAGGGCGGCACCCCCCCTTCCGATGCGCAGACGGCCGAGTCCAGCACGGCCGCCGACGCGCAGGAAGCGGCGACCCCACAGGACGAGCCCTCCGGCGACGGGGGGTTCAAGCCGACCCCGAAGCTGGTCGCGGCGCTGGAGGCGGCCACCCGCGAAACCGCCCAGATCTACGGCGTGGGAGGCGAGCCGCAGCCCGACCGTGAAGGCGTGGTCGTGCGCGGTCACGAGAACACTCTCTACCCGCTGTCCCGGGCCGGACTCGCGGAGCAGGGCCGTGTCGGCAAGCGCAACGTCTACGTACTGACGCCCGAGGGCGAACAGCAACTCGCGCGCTACCTGCCCGACGACGTGACCGGCCGCGAAGGAGGGGATTCCGCCGACGAATCGTCCACCCGGGACGCTCCGGACGAGGTCGATCCGGGATCCGGAGTGGACGCGGACGCCGTGCCGTCGGACGAGGGCACGCCGGGGGCGGAAACTCCGCCCGAGCCCGCGCGGACCGGCGGCGCGGCGCGCGAACCCGAAGAGTGGGACGCGCTGGCCTACCGCATCCAGGACGCGCTGAACCCCGCCCTGGCCAACGCCGAGGGCGAGCTGGTCGACGCGCTGACCGAGCTGGGCGTGGACGACCCCGAAGGCACCGCGCAACGCCTGGAAGAGCGCTACGCCACCGACCCCGACGGCGCGAACGACGAGGTGCTGGACCTGGTCGACCAGGTCCAACTCGCCGGGTCCGCCGGCCAGGTCGACGACGCGGGACCGGAAGCCGACCCCGAGGCCGCCCGCGCCGAGGCCGAAAAGGAACAGACCGAACGTCTCGCCGCCGAGGAACTGGCCGACCTCACCGAGGTCGCCGACACCGGGTTCGGCGTGGTCGAGGCACCCGACGGCGAGCTGGAGGCCGACCCCGACGTGGCGGACAGGCAGGACCGGGTCGGCTCCCTGCTCTCCCGCGCCGAAGCCGGCTCCCTGGACCTGTCCCCCGACGCCATCAGCGACGACGGACTGCGCGAGACCCGCGCCGACCTGGTGTCGGAGATCCGGCTACAGGAGTACGTGGAGAGCCGCGAGCGTGGCGAGCGGGCCCGCACCCGCCGACAGCGGGAACAGGACGCCGCCAACGGCGAGCCCGCCGAAACGACCGACGAGCCGACCGGGACGGCGGACGAGCCGGAAGAGGACGCCGGCCCCAAGCCGCGCCCGGGGGTCGCCGGCGCGGCGGAGGACTACGCCGACGCGCTGGAGGAAGGCGACCCGGACCGGATCACCGCCACCCGGGTGCGACTGGTCACCAGCCTCAACCGGTCCCGCTCCGACTCGCCGCTGCTCGCCGACCTCCGCGAACTGGTGGAGGCCGGGGCCGCGCCCGACCCGGCGCAGCTGCGGGCCGCAGCCGAGGCCATCCGAGCCGAGCAGCGGGAACGCCGCAACGCCTCCGCGCGGGAACGTCGCCGCGTGCGCCGGTTCGAGCGCGAACGGCTGCGCTCGCTGCTGGGCCAGGTGGAAGCGGAGATGCGCAACCGCAACCTGGACTACGACCCGCTGCCGGACTCGGACGAAGCGGCCACCGAGACGATCCCGGTGGCCACCGTCGCGTGGGAGCAGACACCGGACTACTCCGCGCTCAACGGGGCCGGCTACGGCGCTACCGTGACCAACCCCCGGGCGGACGGGAGTGTCGACTACGTCTGGTCGATCATGGATGACGAAGGCCACACCGTGACCAGCGGTCGGGGCACCACCGACAGCGTCGAAGGCGGACGCGCGGCGGTCGAACTGGCACTGGAAGTGCAGCGCAACGTCGGGCTGTTGCCGCCCGACTCGCTGCCCCCCACCTCGTCGCTGAACACCGTGAGTTCCGCGGCCCCGCTCGCCGACGTACTGACCGCCACCGAGCGGATGCGCGAGCGTGTGGCGCAGGGGCGTGTCGTGAACCCGATCACCGGCGTTCCGGACGTGTTCGCGGAACAGGGGGTGACCCTGATCCCGCCCACCACCAAGGTGTTCGACACCGTCGAGCAGGCCCGGACGTTCCTCCAGGGCCGCGCGGCTGCCGCCGACGACGAGGGCAGGCGTTCCAAGGCACTGGCCGACATCCGGTGGGACACGGCCAAGTTGACCCCCGGCGGCGCGTTCTTCACCGCCGAGACGAGCAGCGAACGCGGGACCACACTGTTCCACGCAGCCACCGGATTGGTCTTCGTCGCGGTAGGGCTGAGCGACCTCGGCAACTCGGACAAGCTGCGCTACGGGGCGATCCTGGAGTCCCTTCCGGACGACTCGGGCAGGGTCGTGAACTGGTCGACTCCGGAAACGGGCGAAGTCGTGGCTCTGGTGAGCCGGTGGCGACGCGGCGAACGGACGGGCCGCAGCGCCCTCGGCGAGGCCGCAATGGAAGCGCTCGCCCAGGAGAAGCTTCGGGCCGGTCAGTGGAACCACAAGCTGGTCGCCCGCTCCGACATCTCTTTCTCGGCGGGTTCGGACGCGGTGACCAACCGGACCCGGCTGGACAAGGCGCGCGAGCTGCACTCGTCGCTGGCCCAGCTGATGAACGTGCAGCGCGGCAAGCCGAGCGGCGACCAGCGCAAGGCCTTGGAGACCGCTCGGGCGGCGATGACGCTGGAGAAGCTGGGGGCACCCGACGCGGCGGCCGTCGTGCTGCGTCGTCAGGCCGCCGAAATGCGGGAGAAGTACGGCGACGACGCGCACGCCTACGGCGCGGTGCTCATGGACGCGATGGCGGAGGCGATCCTGTCCGCCTACTCGCCGGTGCGGTCCCCGGGCGACCGGGTCGCGTCCCTCCGCCCCGGCGAGCGGGTCTTCACCACCGACCACGACGGCAACGACCGCACCTTCCGCGTACTGGCCGAACCGCGCAGGCAGGGCGGGTATTACAACGCGATCACGTACACGGTGGTCGACGAGGACACCGGGCGCACCCTGTACCTGACCGTGGACGACCGCGAGATCCGGGTGATCACCGACCCGCACCAGAACTTCGGCGCGGAGTACCGCTCGTACCGGACCAGCCCCGACTTCGTGGTGCTCGACCGCGACGAGGAACCCCCGGTCGACCTGGACGACCTGCGTGCCCGCACGCGGGGGGAGTCGAGCGCCATCCCCGTCGAAGTGCTCGACTCCGCCGCCGAAGCACTTCCGGAGTCCCGGCAGGAAACCGCCGCGCGCCGGGCCACGGCCAACCCCACCGGCACCCGCGCGCCCCGCAGGAACAGCGCCGCCGCGCCGCGCCGCGTCGCGCCGCAACCCGCCGTTCTGCCCCCGGCGGAGCAGGAGAACCTGGCGACCGCGCAAGCGCGGTCCCTGGCCACCTTCTACGGCGGTGTGACCTTGGGACGGGGTGAACCGGTCCCCGGTGGGTTCGCCTCGCTGGACGAGGTCGCGGAGCACCTGCGGCGGGCGGAGTCGGATCCGGACTCCGCCAAGTTCGCCAGCTCGGCGAGCTACATGTTGACGGAGATCGCCGCCGGCAGGGCCGCCCTCTCGCCCGGTGGTCATCTGATCATCCAGAAGGACGGGGCCATCGCCCACGCGGCGACCGGCATGAAGGTGTGGCCCGTCGATGACGCCGCCACGGAAGTGACTGCGGCGGGCTTCAACCTCACCGCCGGCATGGGTGCGGCGGTCGCCGACGTCCTGGAGTCGGGCACCTTCGACGGGCAGACGTTGCCCTGGGACAGGGACCCGCGCAAGACCGTCACCGGGATCAAGGCGGTCAAAAGCCGTATCGGCGGGACCAACCCCTTCGTGTTGGCCACCCGTGCCGGCTACCTGGACGGTGTCATGGCGCAGAAGAACGTGAAGGGCAAGGACGCCCTGATGTTGCGGGGGCTCGCCTCGGTCGTGCCCGCCGACCTGGCAGCCAATCCCGAGGCCTTGTCCGCCGCCGAGCCGTACGCGGTCAGCGCGCCCTACGGGACGGCGGCGGGGGTGCGGACGCGTGGCGACGAGGAACGGTTCATCTCCACCACCAAGGCGGGGTCCACCCTGGCCCGCCGGGTCCAGCTGGAACTGAACCTGGCGAACTTCGTCCACCACCTGGCCCCGCTGGACGTGGTGCGCCGGTTGACGGCGCTGGCCGACGAGCTGGAGGGGAAGACGATCGAGACCTCCGACGGGCGCGGCAAGAACAAGACGCTGGTCCCTTCGGACGACCTGCGCAGGGTGACGCGGGCAATCGCCGCCGCCAACGACGAGACCCGACTGTCCACCGCCGCCCGGCTGCGCCGATCCGGCTATCGGGGCCTGGTGCGTGCCGAAGGGGAAGTCGAGGTCAGCAGCACCGGGTACGGCGAACGCGCCACGGATCTGGTGGAAGAGACCCGGACCATGATCCGCAGTGGTGACGGCATCCGGTTCTACACCGACGACCGGGGTCGGCGGCACGCGACGTTCCTGGATTTCGACCTCGTCCACCACGACGGGCTCTACAAGGACCCGCGCTTCCTGACCAACGCCCAAGCGAACGGGACCCCCGCCGGTGCGTTCATCGACGTGGACGACAAGGGCCGGCTGAGCCTGGAGTTCCAGCGGGAGAACAAGCGCATCCTGGTGGTACTCCCGCCGGGGACCTGGTCGTTCGAGTCGTCGAGCACAAGTGAATAGCCGCAGAATACGCGGCTAAACAATTCCGGGAATACACGACACGCCGGGGGGATCCGATTCCCCCCGGCTTTGTCGATCTAGTCTCCCTTTCAGCGCGCACGGTGCTGACCGGCGCTGGTCCACATCGGAACACGCTGAAAGGGAACGCCCGTGACGAGCACGATCCAGGTCACCCGCGACGAGCTGCGCAAGCAGTTGCAGACCAAGTCCGCCGAGGCCGCCCGGTTCACCGCGAACGGCATCAAGGACGAGGACGGCAAGGGGCTGGTGGTGTCCAGCGAGGACGCCCGCGCCTTCCACAAGATCGTCGCCGACATGCGCGAGATCAAGAACCTGCTGGGCGACCTCGGCGAGTACGAGGCCGTGGAGAGCTACCTCAACGACCCCGGCGCGCCGAGCATCGGTCAGCAGCAGGTCCCGGCGGCGCTGCGGCCGGCCCAGTTCAAGACCCTCGGCGAGCGGTTCACCGAGTCCAAGGAGTTCAAGGGCCGCGCCACCAACGGCATCATGGCCGAAGCGTTCGTGGTCGACGGGGAGGACCTGACGACCCAGCTCGAACGCAAGGACATCTACACCGCCGCCGGCGGCACCCTGACCCGGTTCGGCTTCGGCCGCGTCGAGCAGGAGCCCATCGTCCAACGCCCGTACCGCACCGACCGCGTGCGCGACCTGTTCCCGGTGGCCAACACCAACGCGAACCTGATCGAGTACATGCGGGTCCTGGGCTACCTGGACAACGCCAACAACGCCCGCCCCGTCCCGGAGCGCGACGGCGACGGCCCGACCGCCAACTTCGGCCTCAAGCCGCACACCTCGCTGCGCCTGGCCCCCGCCCAGGCCCCGGTGCGCACCATCGCGCACTACGAGCTGGCGCACCGCAACACGCTGGACGACGAACCCCAGCTGCGCTCCATCATCGACGTGGAGCTGCTCTACGGCCTGCGCCTGGTCGAGGACGACCAGCTGCTCAACGGCGACGGCGCGGGC